TGATCCTGCCAGCACACACTTCGAGGGTGGTATCATCATCGGGCGTGCCGAGTTTAATCGTCTTCGTCTTCACGTCCTCGCCGAAGATACCATCCTCTTGCTCTTTGTAATGGTAAGTAATCTCGTATCTCATTGAAGCAAATCCCTCCTCAAGTTTTCGTATCTCTTGAGCTTCGATTGCATATCACGGAACTCAAGTACCTCCTTGGCATCTTCTTCCTCCATGCTTAGGTACTCAACCATGATCTCGACCTCGGTCATGGTATCGAGCGGAGTTGGTACATCTACAAAAGCCGACCGCTTATCCTCATCAGAGAAAGCGGACAAACTCTGTGGTCCGAAAAACATACGAACTAGAGGGTCTTGCGAGTTCTTGTTTCTCTCTACCAAATCACGACAGTATTCTTCAATAGGCTGAAACTGGCTCACATCTAGGTGCCTATGCATTATTCTGCTCCTTCTGCACCCTATATCTAGACACAATGGACCCGCCCGGAATGGTCCGGTACGTCGGCTTGCCTTGGGCAGAACCGCCATCGTATATCTTCAGCCCGCCCTCACGGATGAATGGGCCGTTTTCCTTGATACAGTTTGCGTTCCTAAACAATAGGGCCTGGGCGTACAGATCGGTATCCAGCCGGGTCTCGATATCTGGCTGATAGGAATCTGGACAGGCCGCAACTAGTCTATTCCAAGTCTTGAGCAGAGCTTCTTCTTCAGCTTCCGCTTCCTTCTTCTTCCCCCACTCCAGCCAATAGTTGTTGTGCTGTATAGGGTTCGGCTCCTGATACTGGTTCTGGTTCTGACTCATGTTCTATTCCCTTCGTAATTGAGTAGTTCTCAACTTGTATTACCCCGTAGTAGTCTCCAGAAACTAGATGCTTGGCATATCTAGCCAGCATATTGGTCCTGGGCTTGGCAGTCGGGGAAAATGCGATATACGGGCAATAGTAGTACCCGCTCTCTAATGTCGGTCTATTGTAACCCATCACCAACTGAGTGACGGGGAAATAGTCCTCGTTTATAGCATAGAGATGCCACTTGTTCGCAACGTGACCAACGTATCCAATTTTGTTGGCCTGGAAGTTCACGCCTGTGAATTCCTTGAGATCAAAGTGGCGGGCCAGATGAGTCGCTAGCTCATCAGAAGTGACTATCCAGTTAGCGGAAGAACCAATCCGACCCCCAATGGCATTGCTGACCGCCAACACTGCGTCGGCGAGCTTGGCTGGGTTCAACCACACATGCTCGGCCTGGAATGCAGCGGTACTGGACAGGTCCGAGATCACTTCCTTGTTTAGCTCACGAACTAGGTCGTTCGCCATACGGGATGTTATCTCTGCCTCATTGTCGATGCCATTAGGACTGGTAGCGTATTGGCTAGCCTCCTCGTTGAAGTAGAACCTACCAAACCATTGACGCAGGGTGGTCTCTGTTTCTTCTAGGTTCTCGATTTCGACTAGCGGAAAGCCAGTGGTGAGTAGTCTCGCTCTGGCTTTTACAGGATGCGGGACGATTAGACCGTACTTGTTCGGATGATAGAACTCGTCGGTCGGGCTGACAAGCGTTTGGACAGACGCCAGCTTATAGGCTATGAATTGGCCTGGAGAGAACACACGTCTCGCCAGCGGGATACTGAGTCTTTTGAATAGAGCGTTGAATGCCTTGTCCGACTCATCGTTTTCGGCCAGGGGGAACTTCTCATTATACAACCGTTGATTGTCAAGAATCATGGCAATCACGGTCTTGTGGAAATCGTCCTTGATGCCTTTCAGCAGGCCGATCTTATCCCATCTGCCGTAAGCCTCTAGCTTCTGAGCCTTGTGCTTGTCAAAATCTAGCATAACTGACCTTCCTCTATCTGGTTACAAGACCAGTGCCGTATCTTGTTGAAAAGATAATCGGCTCTCTGTTCTTGGTCTTACAGAAGCTCTGGAAAGCTCTAGCTGCTGGATCGTGACTTTTCACATAGTCCATCACGATATGACCGCCGAGATTCATTCTTTCCCAAACTAGGTCGAGATAGAACATGTGGCGGTCGTAATCCTTTTCCTCGTTCACGATCACCAAATCCCAATTCCTTGCGGACAGCTTATCTAGAAAGGCTTCATCCTCCACCCGGCCATAATAAAACTCCAGAGGCTTCTTCTTGTGATTTCGCCTGATGTTCCTGGCTGGTATTCTAGGAGAGTAAAAACTGCCGCTAGATTCCTGGTATGCCAGGAAATGCTCGACAGATTTGCAACTCTCTAGAAAAGCCCCGCTGAACAAGCCAAGGCGGAACCCTATCTCTAGAAGATTCCTTGGAGTTGTATATTTGCCCAGGTAGTAGTAGAAAGGGACATACCGGGGATCGCCGTAGGCACTCGTCCTCTTTGAATCCTCGGTGATGAAACAAAAGTGGCTCATGATGTTCGAGCCGATCAATTGTTTGTTAAGCGATGTCTCTATAGCCTTTCTAAGTTCTTGAGCTTCCATTGGACCTTCTCTAATTGCTAGAGGTATATATCACAAGTTAGTAAATTTTTCCAATGCACCAACAAAAAAAGGGATGCTACCAAAACGATTGTGTAGCATCCCTTGCCTGACTTACATGAGTTTCCCACCCTAGAGTGTAACGCTTGGCATTATCCACTCTCCACGCTGGCGGGTCATCCGGTAAGACTCGGTGCAACGTCTACGTGAACTATTTGCAGCGAGCTTCGCCTTACTCGGAGAAGATCGGAACTGTCAGGACAATGTATATAGGCCAGGGTTGGCTATTTTTCGCCAAGTGGCCTACTCCCTTTTTCGCCAAGCGATTTCAGAATCCGCTTCTCTAGCTTGATGTCTTGCTGGATCAGCACCTTGATCTCGTGCAGTAGTTCTCGGTAGGCTGCGTCCTGTTTACGCTCGGCACGGCGTTGTGACATCATGATGAAGGGAGCCTGAAAAGCGGCCACACATGAAAGGACTAGATTGAGAAGGATGAAAGGGTAAGGATCGAAATCGTATACGTGGAGAGTGTTATAAACCATCCAGAGGATCAGGCTGGAAAAGCCCAGGAAGATGAACTTCCAAGACCCGCCAAAGGCGGTGATGAGGTCGGCTACCACATCACCAATACTGCGAGAATCTTTGGTCATGATATACCTCCATGAGTTGTTTTACCCTATGTAGACACACCATGACCAAGAGATCACTTTTGTTCGTTCTGATCCATTCTTTTTTCTGCTTCCTCTATCTGCGATAGGAGGAATTGCAACTGCTGCTTATAGGCTTTCAGTTGCTCTTGCGACTGTAGTTCGACGTATGGAGTTCCATTGTTGGATGAATGATTCTCATACGTCACCTTCAGCGAGGACGAGTTGTTACGCTCAATCCTCTCGACCTTTACCTGGGCCGTTCTCGTCGGCGAATTCTTTGTACAACCACCAGACAGACCGCTTAAACCCAGGAGGAACAATGCTAAAATTATTCTCTTCATGGCCTCCACAGTTCTCCATTGAACTTGACGGGAGGAAGTACCTCCCCCTCGTACAAGTAGGTTTCTACACCAGCCTCCTTCAACATGACGAGGGCGTGTTCGATGGATTCCTTCCACCGTTCCGGCGTCTTGTCCATCATTGCCTTGTGCCCCACCACCTTCTTGATGCCAGCACAAATGATGGCTCTGGCACAGTCAGAGCAAGCAAACCAAGGCACATACATGTAGGCGTCCTTGGTGCAGATGCCCTCTCTCGCCGCTGCGAAGATCACGCCACGCTCGGCGTGTTCGACATAGTTGTACTTCAGCGGCCTCTCCAGGCGGTCGGGTTTGTTTTCGACCTTGCTTGGGAACGTGTTGCAAGCAGTGATGATTCGACCCTTCTCAGCCGGGACCAAGACGGCCCCGTTCTGAGTAGATGGATCAACACTCTCCGCAGCCTTCCTGTAGGCCAAATAGAGATAGTAGGCTGCGTCGTAGTAGGGGTCACATACTTCTATCATGTTACACTCTCCGGTGCCCTGAATACTCCAGCCATACTTCTAAATCGAATTCGGCTGGCGTCTTCGTGGGCGGCACGAGGCCAAGGAACTTTTGCTCCAACTCCAGGTATTTCTTCCTGCTGGTAGGTGTGGAGCTTGGGGCCTCAATGCCCTGGTCACGCAGGTACTTCAATACATGCGTGTCTAGTCCGGCACATGTCGCATCGGGACGGCTGTGCATGATGAAGCATGATGCCGTCTTCATCCCTATTCCCCAGATAGAGCCAAGCTCATCTCTGGTGACTGACTTCAGATTGAAGTCTCGCCTCATTAGCTCGATGAAGGTCTTGGCCTTGCTGTTGTAGCAACCGATGCCGTGACTCTTCATATCTTCAGCCAAGAGACCACACCACCTGCCCTCATTGTTCGGGCTACGCACGCCCAGGTAGTGCTTGATCGAGTAAAACGGACTTCGCCTCTTCCTGCGGATGTTCTTCTCTATGGAAAGCAGAAGACTCTCCAGGCACCTAGAGGCGGTCACGCCATTCTTGCCAGCGGCACAAACCCAGAACAACAAAACCTCTTCTAGTTCCTGCTGATTCTGGTAGTAGCGAGTGATGTTAGTCGGATCGACCATTACCGTGGTTCCAGTTTGGTGATGTCCATCATTACATCCTCCCTGGACTTCCTCGCTCCGATATCCATCTCTTTGCGTATTTGATGACCGGCACTCTGGGCGTTTTCGTGGTTCTTATCCCACGCCTTCAAGTGCATCTTGAGCAGGTTGACGCCAGCCTCTAGCTCAACCAGTTTGTCCTTCAGGGTCTCTACTTCCGGGTCGCACTTGGACGACGCCTCGGCTAGCTTATCGCTAGCCCCTTCGTTCTTGAAATACTTGAACATCGAGTAATACTTGGAGTCGTACTTGTTGCTGGCGAGTTTGAATGCCTTCTCCAAGGTGTTCAACATATTCCCAAGATAGGAATAGATCATACCCTCTGTATGGAAATACTCAAGCAGAGTTTGCTCGTTGAAGTCCATTTTCGAGTTATCCAACTCGAAATCTACACCGCCCACCCTGAACTTGATCTTCTTACGGATCAATTCCTCAAACGACGGAAGCGGTGTATCCATTTCTTGTTCTAGTTCTGACATGTTATCTCCTATGTTTCTAGTTCGGTTGGTTCATTGGCAAATCCCTTTGCGGCGGCTTTCATCTTGCCGCTGACCTTGTAGTGGTCCTCAACCTCGTCCGTCTTATGTACCTTCTTGGTCTGCTGATAATCGTGAAGTCTCTTGTGATAAACTTCGCTGGAAAGCTCGCTGATCTTTAGCGTGTCTTTGTTGTATTCTACATACATCGTGAAACGGCTCTTGCCGTGGCGATGCTTGATAGCGAATACTTTGCCAATATCAGCGTCTTTCTCGTCGGGAGTCTGGTTGATAGACCACAGGGCGTCCAATGGCCGGACCTGACCATAGGAATCGGCCAAATTCTCATCATCGATCACGCCGCCCATTTTAACCGTCTCTCTGGCTCGGCGGTCGGGCTGCATAGCCGTGAGAACGCACACGTTCTCTTCCACGGCGAACCCACGCAGGTCACGAACGATCATGTACCTGGATTCGTAGGTCTTGACACCAGGATAGTCCTTCATTTCGCCGATATAGTCGAGTATGACTAGATCAGGACGGAAGCCGTACTGCTGCAATTGCGAGTAGTAGGCACGGAACGTCGGCACGTCCAGCGTACCAGCGGCAAATTGCTTGATGACCAACAGCCGTGGGTCCAGGCACTCCTTGGTGTAGTCCGCCAGGGCGTCGAACACGACTTTCTGCTTGTCGATCAGGTTGTCTATGCGAACGCCGTGAATGCCCTTGGGGTCCGCCAATTGAGCGTCGAAACGCTCGGCGACCTTCGCTTCGTTCATTTCCGTCGTGACATATAGAACCTTCTTGCCGTTGTTCAGGTTGGCAATGGTAGCCGCCACAAGGATAAGCGACTTGCCGGTGCCGGACAGACCCATGAACGAGCCGATCTCGCCTCGGCCAAGACCACCGCCCAGCAGGTTCTTGTCGATGGTGGGGAACCCCAGCGAGAACACGTCTTTCGCTGCGGCTGCCTCCATCATCTTCGCATAACGCTCTTCGTAGGTTTGGAAATACTCGCAGCCGATCTCGAAATTGCGGTCGATTATGAGGGCTTCCCGCACCAGCGAGCTTACCTTCACCCAGCTTTCATCTGACTCCGGGGCCTTCTTCAAAACTTCCAGGCTGGAATGGAAAGCGTTCTTGATTGCTCTGATCTTGGCAAACTTCGTGATCTTGTCACGAAGATAGTCTCGTGAGTCGATGCCGGGGACATAGTATTCGTAGACCGTGTTCAGTTCACTCAGGTAGTGAAGTTGAACCTCTTTCTTCTTGTCGCCGATCTGGTCAATGATCTCCTGGCGTAGAGCTATCTTGGTCGGCGGATTCTTGTACTGCTTGAAGTGCCGGAACAAGATCGAGCAGATCAGCTTGTGAACCTCATCGGCAAAGTAGGTGTACTGAATCAACCCCTGGCTCTGGACCAGGAAGTATCGGTCGCAAAGCAACATGCCGAGAATCTGTCGCTGGAACTCGTCGTCCCAACTATACTGATCCTTCTCGACGGCATCTGGGTCCGTAAAAGTCTGAAGCAGTTTTTCTTCTTCTGGTGACAAAGCCATATTCACTCCATATACATCGTGACTGCAAAGGTGTGGCTGGGACAAGTCCCATTCACATAGCTAGGCCCCTCGTCGTTGATTACCCAACCATCAACGCCATTGATGAACAGCGGAATGACCACCTTCAGGTTGGGGATGAGGCGATTTGATTTGGCTACGTCTTGCCAGCGGTGCCATACCACCGGCTCGGTCTCGTCCGAATTGGGCTTGAGACTATCGTCGTCTACCTCGGCATCGAAACAATACACGATGCCCCAACTGCCTACGATCTTGCCCCGTAAAACAACAACGCCGCAGCGGATTCCTGCTTCTTCAAGCAGTTCCCTTCTAGCGGCGTGTTCTGGGGTTTCACCCGGCTCTACCTTACCACCGGGTAGGTTGTAGCGACCAGCCTGCCATGCAGGTCGGTTCTTGTGTACCAACAGCACTACGTCTGGTCGATATCTCGCAAAGACTACAACGTATTCCTGCATCGAGAGACTCCAACTTTATAGTCGGTGGAGTCTAACCGATTCTTGGGAAACTTGCAAGCCTAGCAAGTTACGAGATAGTCGTATTCGGAAAGTGATACCATGCCAGTTCGTATACACTTCTCTCTCGTATACTTCTTGCCTATACTCTTTTGCCGGTTCCAAGTGATAGCTTTACAATAGGTCTTGAATTCTGGACCTATATCTAGCGGTTCCCGCTTGGATGGCCGCTCTTCCCTCGGCACTAGAAACTTGGTCAGCTTCTCTAAA